TGGGCAGGAGCAAAAGAAAAGCTAATAGGCACAAGAGGAGTAAATGAAGACTACTAAATAAATTAACAAAAATTCTATTATATATTATGAAACAACAAGTTAAGATAAGTAAAGTAAAGGGAAATCCTAACAATCCTAGAATAATTAAGAACGATAAATTTAAAAAGCTAGTAAAGTCAATACAAGAATTTCCTGAAATGTTAAAGCTAAGACCAATTGTAGTTGATGAGGATATGATAGTTTTAGGTGGCAATATGAGATTAAAGGCTAGTAAAGATGCAGGGCTTAAAGAAGTATGGATTGAAGTAGCTGAAGGACTTACTGAAGAACAAAAGAAAGAGTTTATAGTTAAAGACAATGTAGGATTTGGAGAATGGGAATGGGATATGTTAGCTAATGAATGGGATAGCGTTCAACTTGCAGAATGGGGTTTAGATGTATGGCAGAATGAAGATGATATTGAAACGACAGATGAGTTTAGTTTACCTGACGGAGAAAAAAGCAACTTAGAACAAATAACATACACTTTAACTAAAGAGCAAAGTAATATAATAAAAGAAGCTATACAAGAAATAAAATATACAGAGGAGTACAAGTATGTAGAAACTTTCGGAAATGAAAATGGAAATGGTAATGCTTTATATTTATTAATACAACAATGGGTAGAGCAAAAGAAATAATAGTAAAAGTTATAACAAGTAAAGTTGCTAATGCATTTGTAAAGAAACAACACTACTCAGGCAAGGTTGTTCCTAATAGCACTTTACATTTTGGTTGCTTTTTAGATAAGCGTTTACACGGAGTAATGAGTTTCGGACCGAGTATAAATAAAAAGGGAACAATTAACTTAGTAGAAGGCACAGGTTGGAATGAGTTTATTGAATTAAACAGAATGGCTTTTAATGACTTTCTACCTAAGTATAGTGAAAGCAGATGTATAAGTATTGCAATGAAGTTAATAAAGAAAAACGCACCTCATATTAAATGGGTGATTAGTTTTGCTGATGGCACACAATGTGGAGATGGAACTATATACAGAGCAAGTGGTTTTAAGTTAGTTGGTATTGCTAAAAATGCAGGTATTTGTAAGATAAATGGAAAGATAGCACATATAAAGAAAACTTATGATTTAGGATTAACTACAAGTTTTTTAAAAAAAAGTGATATTCCTAAGTTAAAAGAAAGAAATATAGATGTTGAGTTATTAGAAGGTTATCAATTAAAATATATTTATTTTATAGATAAAAAAATGGAAAGTAATTTAACAAAACCAATTATTCCATTTTCAGAGATAGACAAAGAAGGAGCAGGAATGTATAAAGGTGAAAAGATAACATTAAAAGAAAGAAAAGAAAATAAGCGTGATTAGCATATACAGTAATGCGTTGGCTATTCCAAGTCAAAGAAGGGGTGCAATTCCACCATCACGCTCTCATATAACATTGAAAAATGGAACAAAATAGAACAAAGATTAACAAAGAAAGATTACTCAAAGCATTAGAAAGTTCATTAGGAGTAATAACAACTGCATTAAAATCTACTGACCTAAGTAGAACAAACTTTTATAAGTGGCTAAAAGAAGATGAAGAATTTGCAGAACAAGTAGCTGAAATAGAAAACATACAGCAGGACTTTATTAAGTCAAAGTATTATGAATGTGTAAAAGACAAAGTGCCTTCAGTTGTAATACACGCAGCTAAGACTAGGTTAGGTTGGAATGAAACAAACAGGGTAGATATAACTTCAGGTGATAAAGCTATCAATATGCCTGTAATAACATTTGTTGAAACTGATACTGAATAAGAAATACAATCCTTTATTTTCATCTGATGCTAGGTACTTTATTATAACAGGCGGTAGAGGTTCAGGCAAGTCTTTTGCTGTAACAGTCTTTCTTACTTTACTTACAATGACTAAAGGAATAAGAATACTCTTTACTCGTTATACAATGACTTCAGCTCACTTGTCTATTATTCCTGAGTTCTTGGAAAAGATTGGGCTACTAGGGTTTGATGAAGTCTTTAGTATTAATAAAGCAGAAGTAGTAAATACAAGCAATCAATCAGACATTCTATTTAGAGGAATTAGAACCTCAGCAGGTAATCAAACAGCTAGTCTAAAATCATTACAAGGTATTTCAACTTGGGTATTAGACGAAGCAGAAGAACTTGTTGATGAGAATATATTTGATACTATTGATTTAAGCATTAGAGAAAAGAACATACACAATAGGGTTGTATTAATATTAAACCCTGTTACTAAAGAGCATTGGATATACAAGAGGTTCTTTGAGGATAAAGGCGTAGAGGGTGGTTTTAACGGTTCTAAGGACAATATATGCTATATACACACCAACTACCAAGACAACATCAAAAACCTCTCACAGAGCTTCCTAGAGCGTATTAAGAGCATTAAGCACAGAAACTTTAAAAAGTATCAGCATAAAATCTTAGGAGGTTGGTTAGACAAAGCAGAAGGAGTAGTCTTTGAGAATTGGAGTATAGGTGAATTTAATCCTGATGGGCTTCAGACTTCCTGTGGAATGGACTTTGGTTTTAGTGTAGACCCTGACAGTCTTACTGAAGTAGCTATTGATAAAAGAAAGCGTAAGATATATTTAAAAGAACATATCTATAAGAACGGATTAAAGTCAAATGAGTTAGCTCAAATTATATTAGATAAAGTAGACAAAAAACTTATCATTGCTGACTCAGCAGAACCAAGACTAATAGCAGACCTTAGACATTTAGGGGTTAATATAAAACCTGTAAAAAAAGGAACTATTGAAAGTGGTATAACTCGTATGTTAGATTATGAACTTGTTATAACTCCAGAAAGTACGAACATAGCTAAAGAATTGAACAACTACATATACGCAGATAAAGGCTCAAAATTATTTGTAGATAACTTTAATCACGCAATTGATGGTGTTCGTTATAATGTTATTTATCACTTAGATAACCCTAATGCAGGTAAGTATTATGTACAGTAAACTAAAAACAACAAATTTCTATTATATAACAGATGAAAGTAAAAGTCAAAAAGGAAGGTAAGGTAAAAGAGTTCAAACTTATTAGTAGTTGGGAAGATGTAACTCTTGAAAAATGGTTACAACTTGTTGATTTAGAAACAGCTAGTAAGACAGAAGAAGCAGAAGAAACAATAACAGCTTTATCTAACATTCCTAAGCAGTTAGTAAAGGAGTTAGCTTTATCAGATGTAGCAGTAATAATGAGCAGGATAGCACAGCTACAACAAGAGCAAGATACAAAGCTAAAAAGGATAATTGAAATAGATGGTGTTGAGTATGGTTTTCACCCTGATTTAGATAGTATAACATTAGGTGAGTATGCAGACATAGAAACATTTATAAAAGGTGGTATAGAAAAGCATTTGCCTGAATTAATGGCTGTTCTTTACAGACCGATAAAAGAAAAGAAAAATGGTATTTATGTTATTGATGCTTATGATGGAAATATACGGCTTAGGACGGAAGAAATGAAAAAGATGTCAGCTCAACAAGTGCAAAGTGCATTGGTTTTTTTTTACACTTTAGGGAAGGAGTTGTCAGAGATTTTGCCATTGTATTTGATGGAGCGGCTGAAGGAAATGAAGACGCAATAGCAACAGAAAGCTTTGCAGAGAAATGGGGTTGGTTTGGTGTGATGTATAGATTAACAAATGGTGAAATAGTAAACTTAGAAAGAATAACGAATTTAGGATTGTTAGAGTGCTTAACTTGGTTGAGTTATGAAACAGACTTAAACTCACAAAACAAAGTAAATAGAAATGGTAAACAATAAGACTTACAATAATGTAGTAAACACCTTACTAAGACTTGGTCAGTATCACGAACAGATAAGCACAATTTCAGTAGGTGATATATACGACATTAACCTTGAGAAGATGGAGAAGTTTCCTTTAATGCACATAAACCCTACTTCAGTTACAACAGGTGATAGTCAATTGACTTATAACTTCCAAGTCTTTGTTATGGATTTAGTTTCTGAAAAGTCAGATTGGCAAACTAAACAGCATCAAGGATTAACTAAGTTAATAGACAGAGAAAATAACGAACAAGAAGTATTCAATCAAACATTACACATTTGTACAGATATTATAAGTATGCTTAGACATAGTGCAAGGCAGTCTTTGTTAGGTGTTGATGATATAAATGAACCTATCTATTTTACGCAAGACCAATTTACAATAGAACCGTTTCAAGAAAGATTTGATAACTTATGTTGTGGATATGTATTTAATATAGGGGTATTGGTTCAGAATGACTTTCAGACTTGTGATATTCCTGTTAATATTAGAGGTGCAGGTTACTAATGTTAAAATTTAAGATAGGAAGATTAATAATTCAAATAGGGTGGAAGAAATTTAAAATAACAATAAAGCTATGAAATACGAAGATATATTAGAAAAGCTAGAAGCAA